CTAAAATCAACTTCTTGTTCTTTGAATAGAGAAATACCCTGGTAGATTTCAAGATGTCTATTGAATGCATCTCTAAGAGCTTCTCTGCAGGTAATAAACGAATGTTTCATTCCCACTGCAATTCCTGCAATATCTCTTAATGCGAATTCTATATTTCGTTCAAAATCTTTTTTATATTCAATAGGGACTTCGATTACCCTAGCATCGATAGGAGGTTCATCATTAGGCTGTAATATTCTAGGGCTCCTATCTTTGTCTCCTAGATCAACTCTAAATTTTTCTCCAGAGAATCTATCTTGTGGCAGGACTTCCCATTGAGCGTATTGAAATACAAATATTGTCGGATCATTTTTTGCTGCCGCAATCTTTCTGGAAAGGAAATCTCCTTCGTAGTGAACTGCGGAGTCGAGTATAATCAATCCAGGTATCTTTCCCAAAGACTGGAATCTGCCTTTCATACGCTGAATTATGTTTGTATAGTTTCTATCTGCTTGATCGTATATTGTAGTCATAGACCCGCGAGATTTTAATATTTTACTGTTTTCGATAACGTCCATATAGTTTACTTCTGATAAAACTCCTCCATAAACATTAAGACCTATTGTAGCAATTTCCGAACTGCTGACCGGCATAACAACAATATTATTCGGAAATTGCATTTCAGATTCAACGTGTTTGTTGAAGTAGAAGTTTTCTTTGAAATATTTGTTCTCTCCAATTCTGTTTCTCATCGGTATATATAATATCTTCTTTGTAATTGCTTCAGAAACAGATTGAAGTACAAATACTATTAGCGATCCAGGAGCTAGGTCATATTCTGCTTGTGGGTTATGTAAACATGATAATTTATATAGTAAATAACTCATAGCCATTTCTGAAAAATAGCTTTTTCCGACTCCAGTACTTCCTGATAAGATTACCTCTACATAACGATCTTCTGCGAATAACCGTTGCAATTCGTACTTTATTACTGGACGAACTACGCCCTTCTGATTCATATATTCAGGGCTTTCAAGAAATTCTTCAATATCTACAGGGAGTTTTTTATAGCCCTTTTTGCGGGTTAGGAATGATATGTCATTTTGTTCTAGGGCTTTAATAAAAGAACTGGCGAGGGTGGATAGTTCTTCAGCATCTATATATTCGTCCGATCCATCTTCATATTTTTTACATGAAGATATAAGTATCTCTAAAAGATATTCTTCATCTTCATGATTGCAGTACGTCTTTTGGATACTACAGAGTAAATCTACTGCATCTGAAAATTTAACTAGACGTCTCTCGATGGACAATGCTCTCTACTTTCTCCAATTCAGGCGCTTTTTCTACAGTGCCGTCTTCTTTGAGCCTAAATCTCTCGGCTCGTAAATCGATGGACTTCAATAATTTACGAGTAGCGTCTATTACCACGTCCTTACTACTAGCCTGAATATTTAGGACATTTTCTATACTCTCTCCTACTTCTATCGTTGTTTCATTCTGGTCTTTGTTCAGCATTCCGAGTTCCATCTGAACTTTTATATATTTGTCTAACAAATTTCCTAATGTTTTAATGTTAGTGTGTGCTATTGTCATTGGGAGTCCCATTTTTTCTTTGTTTATAATATTCAATATTCTTTCTGTTTGAACATTTATGAGCCACCCCATTCTTCCAAGCCCATCAACTTTTTCGCTCAAGTTAGCAATTTTACTACGTATTTCTGATGGAAGATTATCATTTTCTTCATTCTTCTTTTCTTTACTCAATAAAGCAGACTTGAATTTTATAAGATCTCCAACAAGTTTTCTAGGGTCTTGATTGGACAGAAGTCCGAAATCTCTCTGTACTATCCGGAGAATCTCTCCATTCGAAGACCCACTCACTATTTTATCAACCACAACTTTAAGCTGATTATCATTTAGAAATCTCATCCATGATGGAGACTTACTATTCTTTGGAATCAGCTGTCGTATCTCCGAAAAATTCTCCAACGTACTCATCTCCAGTTGAATATAATGTAGTTCCAGATTCTTCTGTTATCGGGAGTAATAAATCTTTGTTCTTTTCTATAAATTCCTTAATATTTGTTCCTAATAGAATCGTAGATAAAACTGAATCCACTGTATATCCTTCCTCTAAACATTCTCTAAATTTTTCTATGATTTCCTTTATGGAAGACGATTTCATAGATATCATAATATGTCTATGCCCTCCAAAATCCAATATCATCCAGTTGGCGGGCATAGTGTCGCCGTACTTTCTCCATAATCTCTCTACTAGAGCATGTAATTCGCTAATAGAATCTATTTGTTTGATAGCTCGATCATACTCTTTTCTTGCCTCTTTCGGTATCATCTGCCTTGTATCTGAAACCAATTGATGGAATTCATCCTCATCGGAGAATCCTAATTCTGGAATTAGATCATCAAATGATACCCCATACGTATCCATAAGTTCTGTGACTAAATTATTGAATGCTTTTACATCCAAGTATCCTCTAAGTTTATTAAGCTTTACATTTTGGAACATTCGAGTTTTTTCATCGAATATATTAGGGTCAACCACAATAGCCTTTATAGTCTCCATACCTAGAGACCGAGCTTCATTGAATCTATGTTCTCCGTCAACTATTTCATAATAAAAATCTCCATCTTCCTTTTCGATTGGAACTACTATTATAGGAGCCAGGAATCCATATTTCTTTATATTATCTTGAAGTAAAGCTTCATCCTCCGGAGACATCACCATTGGATTATATGAATTAGGAAACACTAAATTAATTGGTATTTCCTTATATTCACCATGCTTTATGTTTATTTCTGATTTTTTCTTTTTCTTTCTCATTCTTTATCCCCTTGTGGTGACCGCGTTTTGTAGTGCAACACTCGGCGCAAGCGACTTTCTTTGTTTCCACTTTCACTAGGCTCCTCCGAGAAATCTCGTTCTCTTCTACATTCATCGCCCTCCCGCAATTTCTCTGATGCATCATCACACGATGTTTCTTGCAGTATATCAGATTCTTCTCTCGGATGGTTTTGTTGATCCATTCCTCCGAGAGCTCCAGTACTGATCTCTTTAACGACATTAGCTAGCCTTTCTATAATTTTGTTCTTATCCTTTTTTAGTTTCTTAAAATTATTTGCTGACATAGACAGCTTATACATTACTAAATTATCAATTATCGACGAATCCCCATAATAATTATCTGGGTATTCATAATAAAAATATACATATAAATCATATACCTTACATTTTAATGGATAGTCAAGGCTTTCGGTTATTATCGACTCATTGGTCAGTATAAAATCTGGGTCTATATAACGCAGAACGTCGTTCGATTCACAAGTTATTTCACTAACTTGTGCAGTATTTGTTCTCGTAGATAATAAATAGATCGCTGCTTGCATAAGTAGCAGATCATTTCTTGATATAGGAGATTCTATATTCCTATGATACCACATTAATAATGGATCGTAAGCGCTCTTTATCACAGGTATTCTAATGAAATCAAAGAATCCTTCAATCTCACGAGAAGGAGCACAAAACTTTGATTTAATAATAATATTATGTAGGTTCGCTAGAGCCCATGCTTCCCTACTTCTAGGAGAAGAACCTATTTCTAGAAGGATATCGAGTATATCTTTTCCAGATAAAGATGTTCCCCTAAACACGCCATCACCAAATTTTCGTATGGTATGATAAGAATAGGATAGAACTATGAAAGGGAGTCTCCATTTGTAATAGTTCCGATTAGAGGGGTCTTTCCATAATCTAGCAAATGCTTGCTTTATTAAGAAAGTATCCCCTCTAACAATTCCTACTAGGAGTGACTGCCTTAAATTATTTGGAGATAGGGCATTAGTTATATTCATTTCTACGACTTCAGAATTTCCTCTATATCTTTGTCGGTCAGTATATCATCGTCTAATTCTTCTTCGTCTTCCCATTCCTCATCTTCAAGCTCTTTTATAGCAGCTTTGGGCATGGAACCGACAACTGTATCTTCGTTTAGTTTGGTTACTTCCAATTTAACGTTATACAGTTTTTCGAGGAATGCGATCCTATCATCCAAATTTAATGCCATGGGAACAATCCCTGCTTGAGTTATCCAATCTTCACATATAGTTACAATAGCTAATGCTATATTATCAGATTGTGTAATAGTTTTAGCCTCTTCTATAGCAGAAGTTACAATCCTGCTCTCTGTTTCATTCATGACTAGTTTTATGGTTACAGTTTTATCAGCTGATATTTCTTTACCAACTACTCCTGTATCTTTTGCTACTGCTATCTCTGATACAAGTTCGTTGACCTTAAGAGTCTCAGCTTTCTCTGCCCATTCCTCAAACGTCTCAGAAGTAGCCACTCTTAGTATATGCCTGGCTTTCACCCATCCCATATTTTTAAGACGGTCTGGATCAACCCCCAAGTGCATTGCACGATCCCAGATTTCAACTAGGCTCTCGCCTTTTCGATCCGACATTCCGACTTCATATTGTACATAATCCTTAAAGCTCAGATATCCCCAGTCCCTATAATATAGGTTCTGTTTTACTTCGTACAATAATTCAGCCAAACGAATAAAACTTTTATCTATTATTGTAGATACTTTCTTAATTTCTTCACGAAGAACTTCTTTCCTAGATTTGACTTCTAGAGTTTCTTCTTCTAACTCTTTATCCAACAACTTTGTTAACATCTCTAATCATCCTCCATTCTTACTTCCTGAAACATTTCGGGCTCTTGTTGATGCCCACGATCTAAGTTTATTTATTTCTTCAGCATCTCTTACGCTTTGAGGTATAGTCTCGTGAATCGCTTTTATTATATGTTCCGTGTTTACCTCTTCTCCCAAAGAGAAAGCCGAGAACATTGCGTCCTCTAGGCAAGATTCTATTTCCGAACCGGTGAAATCAGAACTCTCCTCGGCAAGAATATCAAGATCAAAATTATTTGGGTCTCTTCCTCTTTTTCTTAGATGTATTGCGAATATTTCCCTCCTCTCTTCTAGAGTAGGCAAGTCAACAAACCAGACTTCATCAATACGACCTTTTCTATACATCATAGCTGGGAGCGATTCTGGGGAGTTGATGGTTCCCACTACGAAAACTGGTTTAGTTGTCTCCTGCCTCCACGTCAACAAAGTGGCTATGACCCTTGACGTTACTCCAGAATCAGTCTCAGCAGACCGTTTCGCTCCCGCCATAGATTTATCCATTTCTTCTATCCAAAGAGTAACTGGGGATACTGCCTCAACAACCTTTAATGCTTGTCTAATGGTAGCCTCAGAACTTCCGACATATTGTTTGAAAATACTTCCAAAGTCAAGCCTTATGAGGGGAAGTCCTAAAACTCCTGCAACTGCTTTAGCGCACGCGCTTTTTCCTGTTCCAGGAATACCTAGTAATAATATTCCTTTTGGCCACGGTAACCCATATTCTCTCGCCCTATCTGAAAATACTTCTTTTCTCTTAACTAGCCAACTTTTTAGGGCTTCAAAACCCCCGATATTATTAATATCTTCTTTAACAGTAATAAGCTCAATTGCATCGCTTTTGCGAATCTCTTGTTCTTTCTGATTTTGAATTATTTCTGGGTCTAGAGTGCCAGACATTGATAACGATAATGCTACAGCGTTCTCAGTAGCTATAGTATCTAATCCCATTGCTGCCATAGCCGCACGCTCTATTAATTCGTCTTCTTTCTTCTTTGATTTTGGGAAGTTAATTAAATCTTTCTTATAGATAGATACAATATCCCTTATCTGCTTAACCAAATCCTTTTTATCTGGCAAAGGACAATCACAATAAGTTATCACCGAACTCAATTCAGGAGGTACCTCTAGATAAGGCCCAGCGAATACCATAGTTGAGAATTTCGATTTCGCAACGTATGCCGTGTCATATATCTGCTGAACAACTACTGGGTCTTTAATATGGTATCTCATATTATAGAATATACCGACAACTGGAAGTGGGCTCTCTGCTACATATTTGAGCGACCTTATTAAATCTTTTGGGCCTTCTGCTACTTTAATATTCCAAGAACCAGCCGAGTACCTTATTGTTCCAGTCGTACTTTTCCATACTATAAGTTCTGTATCGTTTCTTCCAAGCTCCTCCAATGAAGAAACAATATTATCCCTAGCTACATTCTCTTCTGCGGTGCAGTAATATATGCACGGATGTCCAGCTTGTAAGTAATGCTTAATAGTTGGATTGCTGTTCATATTCTTTTCTCATAGATTCTATTACATCGTCTGCATATTTTATCCCAGATTCTTGATCGAATGCTAACAGATAACCCATGTGGCAGATCACATATGAGTCGGCAATATCCGAATTATCGAATTCCATTCCATATCGCTTAAAACACTTTAGAAGAATCTCATCTTTATGAGAGTTTCCCTTTCCTGTTATGAACTTCTTAACCTTTGTTGGTGGAATTATAGTATATTCTAGCCCAAAGTTTGCTAGTGCGCTGTATTTTATTGAGCCTCCCAGTTCTGCTAGAGTCGTTACAGAAGATGATCTCCCAAATGACCCAAAAGCATATCCTTCGATGAATAAGTACTTTTTGTCTATGAGATAGATTGCCTCCTTTGGAGGTTCTTTATATGATCCAGGCACAATATATGCAGGCTCGGATATAATCTCTGTTATCTTGTTCACAATATCGTATATCTTTCTAGAAGGTGAAGAATTTGTTCGATTTGGCTTTATAAGGTGCACTGCGTGTCCTATAATGCTCTTATTTTTATTCACATAGAAAATCGTCAATCCTGTGCTAAAGGAAGGGTCTATTCCAATACATATATCACATAATTGATTATCATTCATTATTTAATCCTTTCGCACGTTTTTGCTACTGGACACGACCTTGCTACTATAGACTGAAATTTGGATGCTACACATTGCTCCAGAGGAGCTGGTATCTTATCGTAATCTATTCCATTCTTGAATGCTTCCAGTTTATTCTTTATTTCCATCATTATTGATTTATCTCTTTTCACTACAAACGTCTTTATTGGAAAGTTACGTATTTCGTACCCTTTAGATATATACATTATATATCCTATATCTTTGTCTATAGTTACTCCTAAATTAAATGAATCATGAAAACATGCAAGAAAATACGCGTGCAGTTGCCATACATGATCTATAATAGGAGTTTTTAACTGGTTAAAGTCTTTTGAATTTATAGACTTAAACTCCATTATTCTAAAATTACCTTTAGGTCTCTCGACAAACATATCTGGGTGGCCCTTTAGGTAAAAGGGTGTGATCATAGATATTTCGTATTCATGGTACACAAAGGCATTATGGGATGCCCCACAATTAGGACAGTTTTCTTGAGGAGGTGGCCCGAATATAGTTTTTCTTCCACAAGACTGGCATCTCCATATGCCTCTCCTATTGTATCCTAGTATTCCTGGGGTATTTTGTATCCAATGGTGGAATGAATTTCCTATCTCGAATATTATCCTCAATGAAGTAGTTATATGTTCGTTAAAATCTATATTGTACTTATGGCACAGGACATTTTGCCTTATACAACATCTATATAAGGAAGATGCTCGTGGATACAGAGTGTGACTACTACTCTTATCACGATAAGATAGTGAGGTAAAAAGTTTGGATACCTCTTCAGGA